TGGAACTTTGCATTATCACCCGCTTTCATATTTGCGGTATCCATCAATGCATCCAACATCTTTGCACGTAGAATCGGTGGAAGGTAATGCAAGTTCAATCCAAGGAATCCACCCTTTGCAGGGCCTACAACAACGACCAAGGGGAACAGATCGTAGTACGGAAGTGTATCTTTATGTTTGGGATCATAGAAGAACATCTGCATACTACCAATCACACCAGTTCTATTTCTCTGCGTGAGTGGGTCTTCTTTTATTAACTTCTCTCGGTTTATGTTTCGCATATTCTTTGCTTTGTTCATAAACCATTCACGACTTTCCTTGGTACGAGGTGTTACACCCGCACGAAACGCCTGTAGTTCTAGTCTGTTGAATATATTACTCATGTCTTTATTTATACCTTTTTCACACGTTTCTTACGAAAAGGTTTCAAAGTTTTCTTCAGGGGTTTCAACGGTTTTGTTGATTTGGGAATAAGAGATTTCAATGGTTCATTCTTCTCAGTCCAGATAACAAAGTGCCATCCACGATCCTTTGCGAACTCTTCTGCGGCAGACCACTTGTTCTGGTTCTTAACAAAGGTCATTGCCTCGTTCAAATACCTCTTGGTGTTGTTTCTACCTGTAGGTGGTTTGCGTTCTTTGTCTGGTTTTATCTCAACCAACCATGTAGACCCATCCTCCATGATGAGTTTCAAGTCCATAAAATATCTATGATAACGCTTGTCTACTTCATATAGATATGGTATAATGACTTCTTCCGAAGACCACTTCTTTACCTTGGGATTATCGTCACACCACTTGAATGCGTGTTTCTCCCACAAAGAACGATAGACCACAGCAGTATGGTCACCTTGGTACTTCTTTGGATTTTTTACCTTGTACCTACCCGAATATGCCATAAAAACCTTATAAATAAAGATAATGAATTTCTAACTTATTTATAGAGAAACTAACATGGTAGATGCAACCAAAACCCAAGGTGTAAAATCTGCACTAGAGAAGAAAGACCTTGAGTATCCCCTAAACAATGCAGATGACTACAGGGGTCGTATTGTTTTCAATGTGATGAAAGAGGCAGAAACTGATCTTGGTAATGTCTTAGGTTCAATTGAAAAGATAGCGGAAAAGGGTCTTGATTCAGTGACTGACACGGTCTCTGAAGTCACTGGTTCTAAGAACCAAGCAGATAATGTTCAGGCAGTCGATTCATTTCAAGGTGACCAAGAACAACTTGCAACTAAGGTAAAACAAAGATCACTCAAAAAATTAGACAGACAAGTATCTTTATATCTACCAGTCGGTCTACAGTATCGTGACAATGTTGCGTATGACAATGTGGATTTGGGTGGTCTGGGTGGTGCAGCAGAGGCCGCACTAGTTGGTGGAGGAAGTGCAGTAGGTGGGATAATTGAGGGTGGAATGAAAACCTTGACCGCTGCACTGAAGGGTTCGGCAAATAAAGACGTTGCTAAAGTAGCAGGGGTGAAACTTGTATCTGCACTACCAGATGAGATTCAGGGTGCGTTTAAGTCTGCCGCTGGTGTGACATCAAACCCCAACACACGTGTTCTATTCAAACAGGTAAACCTCCGAGAGTTCTCGTTTGTATTCAAATTCATTCCTACCTCTGCAAAAGAAGCGGAAGAAGTAAAGGAAATTGTCAAACTATTCCGAACAGAACTATATCCAGAAAACATTGTTCAACCTATGGTCGGAGAAAGTGCAATCTCTATCGGTTATCGTTTTCCAAACAAGTTTCAGATCAATATAGAATATGATGGTGAAGAGATCGCCACTCGAATTAAACCATGTTACCTCCGAGATGTGAGTGTAACATATAACAACACTGCAATGTCAATGCATTCTGATGGTAACTTCCAAGAAACTGAAATGTCATTGGCGTTCCAAGAAAGTAGAACACTCAATAGAAGAGATGTTGAAGAGGATGGATTCTAATGGGAACAAAATATTTTAGAAACTTTGGTTTACAAGCATATAGATTTGGTGACAATGAATCACCAGTCCTCTTTAATGATTTATCTCAATATGTTGATATTATAGATGGTCTCAAGGACAGCGTTAGTTTCTCTACCAAACACACAATTATTGCGGGTGATCGACCAGACACATTGTCCTATAAATTGTATGGGACTA